TGCTCAGTGATCTGCAGCAGTGCTGCCATCGCTGGAGGGATTGCGGGTGGCTTGGTGTAACCGATAGGACCTGTCGCGACTTCATTGCCATCTTTATCAGTGATCGGGTTGACCAGAAGATACGGAAAATCTTTGATATTGTCATCAGCCCACATCTGAGCATGACCTGCGATCTGTTCCGGTGTCAGAATCGGCTTCTCAATTGATGACAGTGCTGAGATCTCACCGAGCTTCGACAGCTGCATGTTCTTGATACGCTGTGCATCTTTAGCCAGACGCACATGACCCATGCAGCGCTCAATGTTGTCAATGAACCATCGCTTGCCATAAACCGGGACAATCGGGATGCAGGTTCCTGCGATATAACCACAGTTTTCGAGCACACCAGATCCTGACATGATGTACTTGTGGATCTTGCGACGTTTTACTTTCTTCTGTCTGATCTCTTTGGAACCGACAGCATCCAGCATGTCAGCCAGAGTCTCATCAGCTTCAAAATCAGAATCAGTGTATCGTTCTTCTTCACCGTCAACTGTCTCGAATACATGGACAGTCTCTTTCGTGCATTCAACCTGGTAATATTCAGCAATGTAAACAACATCAGGTGTCAACCAGTCGAATTCATGTTGATGGATGGTTTTCGGCCACGATGCAGGATCATCATCATATTCATCTCTGTAAGCAGGATGTGACATCGATGTCAGTACAAAGCATCGTTTCGCATCTGATTTATCTTGACGCTTGGCATTCAGATCAAAGAAGACTGAACTGTCAGCATCATATATCGGTTCGATACGAATTCGCTGACGTTCATCTTCGTCATCATATTCATCTTCGTATTCAGCACGCAGACGCCAGGCACCAAAGCCACCACCGACAGCTTCTTCAAATGCATTGTCATAGGCTTCATCTGCCACACTGTCATCTTCATCAGCACGGTACAGACCATCACAGGTGTCAGCTAACTGATCAGACTCATCACCTTCTTTGGATATGAAGTCAACTGTGATTCGATTATTGCGATATTCATTGATGATTCGGATAACAGCGAGATGGATCTTGTTGACTTCAAACTTTGGCTTGTTCTCGAATTGTTCACCGAGATCACCTTCCCACTGAGCACCAGCGATGGAATAGAATCGACGGTCCTGAAGTGACTGACGTCGTTCATCTCGTAGTGCTGACTGGATGTTGTCAAATTCAGCTAACGCGTCGGAGTGGATGGTGACAAGTTCCTGATCTTCAGGTGTGTCTTGATCTTCTGATTCTGAATAGTCCACTGTTATCTCCTGGCGTATGGTTTAACTGATGCGATAGGTGCTTCATGTTTCGGCTTCTTCTGTGTCATGGCTCGTCTGAGTCCTTCACAAGCATATCTCAATGCATCGATGACATGGTTCTTCTTATCTTCGAGTATTGGCAGAATCTCGTCCGTCATTGGATCAGTTTTATAGCTGTAAAGCGTCAACTCGTCAATAGTGTGAACACATCTCGGATGCACAACTATATCATAGGATTTCAACCATTCGACACCCTCTTCGAGTGATTTCGGTCCCTTGACTGCTTTCATGATCTTAGGGAATCCATTCTTTCTGACATGAGATATGGTCTCAGGTCGTGCTGAATCGGCTGTGATTGGCCACTTCTCGGAGTCCGGGACCGTCATGAACAGATCCGGTGTGTCGATGATCTCGCAGCCCACTTGATAGGCTTCATAGTCGATGTACAGCGTGCGACCGATGAGATGACATCGGACCAGGGTTGTCGGATCAACAGAGAATCCCCAGTCAGCACCCTGTCGATGGATTGCATCAGCTGGTGTCTCAAACTCTTCGATGCGCCAGTTCTTGAACACCCTGGACTCAGTGTTCTTGACATACTGACCGAGCCACACATGAACATATTTATCTGGGTCCCGTCGCTTGTCATACTCCATCTCAGCACGCAGGACATCAGGAAACCATGGATTATCTTTGAAGTTGACCTCAACCACGACAGCACCCGGTGGAGGATTATCACCACAAAGCAGCTGATCAATCGGGTCAGTGTTGTTGAATGGGTTCCAGGTAGCCCAGATCTCTGAACCTTCTTTTCGGATAGTAGGTCTGAGCAGATCCAGTGATCGCTGTGACATCGACTGAGCTTCTTCGATCCATGCGATGTCAAAACCTTCCAGTGACTTGATCGAGTCAGCTGTGTGATTCTGCATACCCTGAAAGATGATCAGACCACCAAACGGTGTGATGATCCTATCACGCTGTATTTCAAACAGATCACCGACACCCAGCTTCTCGATCTTGATCTCAAGTAATTTCTTGACTGATTGGTTGAGTGACTTCTGGACCTCACGAACACAGACCGCTTCAGTCTTCTGCATAATGCAGCGCTCGATAAGCATCTCAGCAAAATAATGAGACTTACCGGATCCACGACCACCGTGAGCGCCCTTGTATCGTGCAGGCTCCAGGAAGGGAATTCCCCAGCGAGGGGTGTCAATCGTCAGTGTTTTTGGCATCAACTATCACTCGTTTAACTGTCTCGACTGGGTTACCGGGTTGACCACCGTGATTGAGATCCAGCTTGTCACCGTATCGTTTCGGGTCCCACTTCGACAGCAGTTTCAACCGGGTATCAACTCGAAGTTTGTCACGTTGTGCGAGTTCTTTCGGTGACATGGATGTGATACCCAGCTCCACTTCAAGCTGATACTGCTCTTTCGGATCATCACATTCTTTGAGTCTCTTTCTTAGATAGCTCACTCGCTCAGCATAATCTCGACCATCAGCAATGTGTAAACAGTCCTCAGCGATGGAGTCAAACCCTATATTACGCGCGCGCGCGATGCGTTCACTGAATCCGTCATCAATCTTGCACCAATTGTACACAGTCACCCAGCCTGGCATTCTCAGATCACGACAGATCTGTCGCAGTGGTTCACCTTGAGAGAGTCGACTGCAGATCTCATCAGCGATGTCTTCAGTGTAGAGCTTACTGTTCTCAAGTGTCGCTGTTTCTTTTTTCTCGGTTTTCGCTTTCGCTTTTTTCTTAGTCACAGTCTTCTTCTTAACTGTGACCTTCTTCTTCACCGATGTCTTCTTTTTAGCAACCATACAGATCACCTTGTTGTTCAATCATTATCAACATTGTGGCACAAATCAGATAAAACTGACAGGAGCAGGCTTTGGAACAGAATCGTCAACCACCTCCTGAAAAAAATAGCTGATCTTCTGATATGTCCCAGTGACTTCACGAGTCATAGTGTCAATCGCACACCAATATTCACCGGTTGCGTCTTTGATGAAGACAATACTCTTGACTCGATCCTCAGCAGCAAGCCTGGCATCACGCGCATCAGCAAAATGCTCAAACCGTCCGAGATAGACAGACTCACCAGAGAGTTTAATTCGAGCAATCCAGTTTTTCTCAGTTTTATTGTAATAAACACCGACTTGACCAGATGTGTTTTTTGCACTTTTTTTACGAATTTTCATGTTCTCACCATTGTTGTCACGGATTTTGCGGAGACTATGGACACATGGATACCCATTTCTGAACTCACTGGATGGATTTTTCACTCTACTGTACTCACAAGGTAGAATTATTTTGCGGTATCCATGTATCCATGCTATCCATAATTTCTGTTTTAACCATTAAAATCAATAATTTACATTAAATCTCAATAAAGTATCCTAGTGAACTTTATGGACACTATAGTCACCATGTAAAAATAAAGGTAACCACTTGTTATCCGATAGTATCCGACTGTTATCCGAAAAAAGCAAGCTGTTATCCGACTGTTATCCGAAAACCGTCAAAAGTAGGATAACAAAAAGTATCCATGTATCCATGAAGCTGATGCTATTTTTCTGAAGGTATCCGAAAATAATTCACGAAAGTTGTTGCACAGTGTTAAACATTGTCATACAATAGAATCATTGAAACGAACAACACAGAGGACAGACTAATGAGTAAATTAAAATTGACTGATGAGATGATTAACGACGCTGATGAAGTCATCAGAATTAAATCGATTAGTGAATTAACATTGAAAAATATAGCATTGCAAATCGCTACTGCAAGTCTGAATCACAATGGTTTCTATGGATGCACAAAAGCAGAAACTGGTGTAAAAGTCCTTTATATATTGGAACCGGAAATCATCTCACAAGTCGATTTTTATAATTTACCAGAGGTTGCTGAACAGCTGGAAATACAAAAAAAGAACCCACCGTGGAGTGAAGAAAGCATCAACGCTCAGCGTGTTAAATTAGAGATAGCAGAGCAGCACGGTGTTGCTGATAAATTTGAAACTATTGAACAGTACATCGAGTCTGCGTCATTATAATTGTTATTAAATAGTTGCACTTTGTTCAACACTGTGCAACACTACTGAATAAGAGACCCTGCTGGAAGATGTTAAAACTTAACTTTTAATCACTCTTATTGGATGACCAGCAGGGTCTCTTTTATTAACTACAAGGAGTAGATCATGAGCGTATTCGGGAAATTTTGGACATGTTACGTGATGCTATTGATTGTATTTTTTTACTGGTTACTAACATGAAAACAACAATAATAATGATTTTTCTGTTCATTGCGATCACAGGTGACTGCTCCAGTGACACACCTGATGAGACCAGTGAGATAACAACACCAAAGGGGATATGACCATGGCAGATGAAGTTGATGTTGCAAACGATCACACCGAACAAGAACTGAAGCTCAGGATCGCTGCAGCCAGAGGTTATGTTGATGACCAAGGTGATCCGAAACAAAGCGCCACTGATTGTGTTGAGTGTGGTCTGGAGATCCCATCAGCACGACAGATTGCACTCCCGGGTATCGACACCTGTGTCCATTGTGCCAGTGCAGCAGAGCGTAAGAGGGAGCTGTTCAAATGAATAAGCATCTCAAAGAAGACCTGATCATATTCGCTATTGGTGCAGTCATCATGACCATCATGTCAGCTTCTCTGATTTACTTAGTGGATAACTTATGAGTCATAGTATTCAAATGATCGACAGAATCACATTCGTCAGCAACAATGAATCAGGTGATGTGATCCTGATGTTGTCTGATGTGTTCATGCAGCAGCTGACACCGGATCTGATCGGTCAGTACCCGCAACCATCAAAGCATCTGATCTACTGTGCTCACCAGTTCTGGCTCAACCATGAGCATGACAACGACTGGCCAGAGTATCGAATCGACAACATAGCCCGGAACATGGGAGAAGGTGAGCACTATGACCAATAACACTGGTACAAAAGACGACGGTGAGAAGATCCGAACCGATCAGGCACCGATTGGTGCACTTATGGGGACAGCTCAGGTGCTGACCTTTGGTGCAAAGAAGTATGCACCACGCAACTGGGAGAAAGGGATCGAATATTCCCGCGTCTATGGTGCAGCGCTCAGACACCTGTTCGCATGGTTTGAAGGTCAAGATCTGGACCCAGAGACCGGCCTCAGTCATCTGCATCACGCCAGTTGCTGTGTCATGTTCCTGCAGTCTTACATCACACGCGGGATGACTGACATCGACGACCGTCCGATAAAAATCAATGACTCGAGTGATAAATCCGCTTCACAGAAGTCATCAGATGATGTCAATGATCAAAATTATGCACTCTATCCAAAATCAGGAGGAGGTCGTGGATTTGAATCAAAGAAAGGTGAACAGGATGGTCGCATCTGGCGTGAGACAGAAGGTCTGGTCGAAACAGTACACGGCCTCATTCGAGCGAGATCAAACTATTTTGAAGGTGCTTACAGTGTCAGTTCTCTTGAGATGATCTTTAATGGTAGATTGCATTATCGCCGGTTTAAGAAGGAATACACCGCACGCGGTCTAGTGACCAAAGCGAAACAGTTTGCTGAATATATCAGCAAAGGTGGAAAATAATGACCAATAACCCCGGCATCACAGCAGCAAAAAAAGCACTGAAAAAGAAATTCAGCAAAGTGTTTCGACCTGGTACTCGTGTCATGCTGGCCGGCACACCGCGTTATCATGAGATCATAGAAATCTCACGGGATCGCACCACGGTGAAGCTGGAAGGTCTGACGGGTGTGTTCCAGCGTGCTCATGTGGTGAGTTATACAAACAAACCAATTGCTCAGAAAACCACACCAGAGTAAGATGATATTTCTGACCTGAACAAATATAAAAACGATCAGGTGTAAAAAAAGCCCTGAATCAATTAAGAAACAGGGCTTTCGAGAGAACAACCAGATCGACCAAAACCTGACGGATGTAATTATGCCAACAAATCAAGAGTTTCTGCAAGCATTATTCAAAGAAGATGCTCCATTTGTCCATGTGACGGACTTTATCTATGACCCTGCAGACATTCCCTCAGATCAACATTTGATCGCGTGGAAGGGTGACTGGTCCAGTCGCTATCAGTTCAACACCGGTCAATCGAATCAATATTTCACCATCTCAATCTTCAATCCCGATGAGAAAGGGATCGCACGTCGCAGAAAAGCACTGTTTCTGAGAACCCGTGTGATCGTGCTCGATGATGTCCGTGAGAAGCTGTCGATTGAAGCTGCTCAGCGTCTGCCAGAGCCTGCATGGATACTGGAGACGTCACCGGGGTCTGAGCAATGGGGTTATATTCTCGCTGAACCTTGTGCTGATCGTGGACGTGTCGAGAACCTGCTCGATGGCCTGGTCGCTAACGGTCTGGCGCCACAAGGTAAAGACCCGGGCATGAAGGGTGTCACACGATATGTGCGTCTTCCTGATGGCTACAACACCAAAGCAGCAAAGATGATCAACGGTCAGCCGTACAAGTGCAGGATGCTGGAGTGGCACCCAGAGCGCACGACCACGCTGGAGCTGTTGGCTGATCCATTCGTGGTGAACCTTGACATCCCGCGTCGTGAAGGACGCGTCGACGGTGCAGCATCAATTCCAGATCACCCGCTGCTGCAGATCCCTGACATAATCACAATCAAAGAGGTGCGATCCGATGGAAGATTCGATATTACTTGTCCCTGGGTTAGTGAGCACACGGGAGAAGACGATTCTGGGACAGCTATCTTCACAAACGATGACGGATCAATCGGATTCAAGTGTCATCACGGCAATTGTGAAACAAAGACAGCGCGCGATTTCATACGGTTCATCGATGGTGAAGCTCCAGGTTTCGGACAGCGGCTCACTAACTGGAGAGCTGATCGAGTCTTTCAACAAATAACGGAATCGGTGAATGTCCCACCGGCTCCACAGAATTCTCTCCCGATGTTGTCATTTGATCAGATCCCTCGTGACGCCTCAGCCGGTCAAACTGAAGCAGATGTCACCGCTCCACCTCCTGCCATGACTGGAGTTGAGGGTCTGATTGATACACTGCGTCGGGAGAGACCAAATTCAGCAGAAGCACGTCAGCTCTCACAACAAGTGCTGCAGCTAGTCGAAGACATACCGACCATCGAGCGCACGCACTGGCACAATGAGATCTGTGATCTGATGCACTGGACCAAAGTCGAATTTAAAACGATCCTGAAGGACCTCAGGTCAGAATGGTACAACGACAGTGTGAAGCAGATCAGCTTCATGACGAACATTATTTTCATCAAAGAGCAGAATCGATTCTATGACCACGGTAGTAAAATATTTTACACACCAGAGGCGTTTCAGAACTCGTTTGCACATGAGGACCCTGAAGCACGCAAAATGGCGCTGCAGGATGGCTTCATGGAGAAAGTCGACAAGATGGATTTTGCACCAAAGCAGCCGCAAATATTCAAAGAGAATGGTATTGTGTACGGGAATTTCTGGTCAGCTGCGAGTCTCAACCCTGGTGTGTCTGGTGATTGTTCTCGCTGGCTTGGTCACTGGGACGCGATGGGATGGTCCGAACACCGTGATCATATGCTCAAATGGATGGCATACACGATGCTGTACCCAGAGAACAAAATAAATCACATGTTGATGCTCGGTTCCATGGAAGGCACCGGGAAAGATTATCTGCTGTATCCATTAATCGAGTTCATGAATGACTATGCGACTGTGATCGATGGTCACGAGCTGCTGAGCGGATTCAATGAGTATCTGCTGGCTACCAAGTACCTGCACGTCAATGAGACTGAACTCGGTGATCATTCTCAAGCTGTTGAGGTATCGAATAAAATCAAACCATTAGCGACTGCACCACCGAACACACTCCGAGTGAACCAGAAAGGCATCAGCCCGATCAAGGTCCGCAACATCATCAACATATCAATGACCACAAATAGCCAGATGCCAATCAAGTTGAACGGACCATCGCGTCGCATATATGCCGTCTGGTCTGAGCTGAATGTTCGTGATGAACGTGATGAGATGATCCCTGAATGGCGTGAGTATTGGAATGATCGCTGGAACTGGATGCAAGCTGATGGTGTTGAGAATTGCATCAATTATCTGCTGACTCAAGTTGACATCTCTGACTTCAACCCAGGTGAAGCGCCACCGATGACTGACTTCCTGCGTGATATCCGTGAGGCGTCGAAGTCATCTGCTCAACAGACGATTGAAGCATTTGTCCATAATCGCATCGGTGCATTCGGATCTGATCTGGTGACAGCTGCTGATGTCGTGGAGACTCTGAGAGGGGCTGACATGCGACACGCTGACATGATGTATTCAGATGCGTCATGGTTCACACCGTCGAAGGTTGGACGTGTGCTGCGTGATATGGCTGGCTGTGTGAAGCTGCGAGGCATCAGAGGACCTGCAGAAGTGCGACCATGGGCGCTCAGAAGCGCGACACACTACAGCAACATGAAGCCGACTGAGATCTATAACGAATATGAACGTCAGATCAAGGACATTGATCGGACACTGGCAATTGATCCGAAAGCTAACTTTAAACTGGTGAACAATTAGTATTGCATTGTTCAACAATAAGCCTATAATGTATAACAAACCTCAACAACACAGGAGCCGACCGTGGCAGAAGAAAAAAACACTGAAGTGCTTGATGACTCGCTAAATGTTCGAGCTAACAGCACAAAGTTACACGCATTCAAAAAGCGCTGTAAAGAGATGAACCGTGACTATCCAGACATTGTTCGTGAGATGGTTGACGCATTCTCTGAAGGCCGTTTGAAGATCCAACCAACCGACCAACAACGTAAACTGAACAAGGAACTTTATCATGACGATTGAGAAAAACCTGACCCGCATCGCTGATGCACTTGAGAGAATAGCCGGTGTACTGGAGCATGAATCCAGTGACAATGAAACAGTTGAAACTGTTCCACCATCTCCAGAAATTCCCGGATCGGCTGTTGAGGCTGCAGCACCAAAAGTGCAAACCTCTGCACCAATTCCACCACCACCTGCGACTGAGACGCCTGCTGCAGCAGCAGCAACCGCGCCACAGCCTCCAGTAACGACAGCACCTGAAGCAGTGACATCAGTGCAGCTCACTATCGAGCAGTTAAACGAAGCACTGGTCACTGAGTTCAATCGCCTCGGTGGTCGTGATGGTATCGATCAGGTGCTGCAGCAGAATGGTGCAACATCGATCAGCACGCTGCAGCCTGCAATGTATAACACTGTTCTTGCGGCTGTACAGGCGCTGCAGTCATGAGTCACGCACGACTCGGACCATCGAATCATCGCTGGCCACATTGCCCCGGATCAATCCGAGAAGAAGAGAACTATCCTGACATCGCAGGTGATGCTGCGATTGATGGTACTGGTTCTCATCTGCTGCTGGAGATGGCTCTGGAACAATGCGTCCCAGCGTCTGCATTCATCGGTCAGATCATCGGTGCCAACCATGAAGACAAGCCATCAGGCTGGCTGATTGCTGAAGATCGTGCTGAACGTGTCCAGATGTGTCTGGATTACGTGGACCGTCGAATCCGTGAGCTAAAAGATCAGTTCCCTGGTTGCATGGTGACGGTTGATGCTGAAAGTCGATCAGACCCGGGTGGCATGTTCGGGCGTGATGACTGGTGGGGAACGGTGGACATCACCATCGCAGCCACTGATGCAGATCGCTGTTTCTTCATGGAAATCGTGGACTATAAAGACGGTCGAGGCTGGGTACATGCTGAAAACAACACACAGTTGATCAGTTATGGTGCAGGCAAGCTGAGACCATTTGTCGCATCAGGTCCTGATCTGTGTCGACCATTCAAGACTGAGAATGTTCAAGGCTGTCGCATGACAATTGTCCAGCCTAAAACGTCACCAGTTGTCCGTTATCAGGACGCATCACCTGCAGAAGTGTTCAGACAGGTTGAAGTATTGTCTGACGCAGCACGCGCCACTGATGACCCTGACGCACCACTGAAATCAGGCAAGCACTGCCAATGGTGTAAACATAAACCAAACTGTACTGCTGAATCTGAGCAGGCAATTGAGAAGGTGAAGCCAATGACCACAGATGTCACTGCAGACGGTAACAGTCTGTTTGAAATCGTGCAGCAGACATTCGGTGATATCACTGCACTACCGAGTGAGAAACTGACTGAATTAGCTGATGCGCGTGCAGGGATCGAAGCTGTATTCGATAAAGTTGATAAAGAGATCCAGAATCGCATTGAGACCGGTGAAGATGTTGACGGTTATGCGATGATGCCTGGTAACTCTGCTCAGATCTGGAACGAAGACGAAGAGACCATCGCGAAAGCGCTGAAAGGTCGACGTCTTAAAAAGGATCAGATTTATCCTGCAAAACTGATCTCACCTACTCAGATGATGAAAATGTCTGATCTGACCAATGAGCAAAAGGAGAAGATCAAAAAGCAGTATATTTCAGTCAAAGCGGGGACATTGCGATTGAAGAAAGTTGCACGCAATAGTGAGCAGCGTTCTGAGAAAGTGATCGAATCATTTGACAAAGTTGTTGAACAACAGACTAACAATGTTGTACAATCTGAACCATCGACCAACGATACACCTGTATCATTCATTTAACGGAGAACAATCCAATGCAAGTTATTAAAGGTATTTTATCATTTCCTGCACTCTTCACCCCGAAAGTGGCGAAAGGTGCAAACGAACCCAAATTCAGCTGTACAGTGCTGATCCCACCAAATGATCCACAGATCGCTCAGATTCAGGCAGAAGTGGACGCAGCAAAACTGAACACATTCCCGTCTGGTTACACTGGAACTGATGAATGTTTCGGTCCCTATGATGTGAAGTATCAGGGCAAAGAATACTATGACCCACAGTTCAGTGGCTGGTATGTATTCAGCTGCTCAGCGAAAGCAGAAGACAAACCTGCTGTTGTGGATCTCGCACGTCAACCGGTGATCGATCCGTCTGTTGTGTATCCTGGTTCAATTGTGTACGTGAACGCTGGCATCTCTGGCTATGTCAAAGGTAAAGGTGGCATCGGTGGCTGGCTGAATGGTGTCATGGTGACCGGTGAAGAAGGTCAATTCGGACGTCTTGACAACAAACCATCAGTCGATCATATGTTCTCGAATGTAGCCGGTGGCGTACCCAATCAAGCGCCAGCAGTTCCACAGCAACCAGCAGCACAAACGGCACCACCTCCAGCGCCTAATGCTGCACCAGTTCCACCACAAGCGCCAGCAGCACCTGTACATCAGATGACTGCAGCAGCTAATGGTGCGACTTATGAGCAGATGATTGCTGCTGGCTGGACCGATGAGTCATTGATCCAGAATGGCATGATGCTGCCACCAGGTGGCGTGCAGCCTTCATTCGCGCAATAATAAAAACGCTCAACTTCCTGAGCGACTTTAAGCACCCGCTTCTCATTTTCCCCGGAGCGGGTGCATTTTTAAACTCAGTTTATCTGAGTGCTGATTCTAGGGTGATAACCTAACATCGAGACTCATCATCTATGATGGGAGTCAGCGCTCAAATAAACTGACAGATTTACCGAGAGATCAAAATGACCAAAACAGATTTTATATTCGGGATCACACCCGGTGACATCATTTATGATATTGAAACTTTTCCGAATGTCTTCACACTGACCGCGATCCATGCTCAGACCGGTACGATCTGGGTATTTGAATTCAGTTTTCGCTGCAACCATACTCAGCTGCTTTGTCTTTTTCTTGACGTGCTGCGTGAACAGGGCTGTCGCATGGTGGGATTTAACAACATCGGATTCGATTATCCGGTCATCCATTATATTTATCAGTACAGAAACTCATTCATCACGGTTGATGATATTTATCAAAAAGCAATGTCCATCATCCGAGCACCAGATAATGCACGATTCAGTCATTTGATCTGGGAGTCTGATCGTCTGGTGGAACAGATCGACTTATTCAAGATTTATCACTTTGACAACAGATCAAAAACTACCAGTTTAAAAATTCTCGAATTCAACATGAGAATGAACAACATTGAAGACTTACCGTTTGATGTTGGAACACATCTCGATTCTGATCAGATTGATGTATTACTCAAATATAATCACCATGATGATGTCGCGACAAAGATGTTCTATGAACGGGCTGATGCTGCCATCAGGATGCGTGAGAACCTGTCAGCATCATTCGACACCAACATGATGAACATGTCGGATGTGAAGATCGGTGAAGTGCTCCTGGTCACTGAGATGGAGAAGCAAGGTATCAGTTGCTATTATCACGACGGCAAGCGAAAGCAGAAAAAACAGACTATTCGTGAATCAGTTGATCTAAATCAAGTTATTTTCGATTACATCTCTTTTGAGCGTCCTGAGTTCAATGTGATTCTGAATTACTTCAGATCCAAAGTCATCACCGAGACAAAAGGCGTCTTCAAGGATCTGATCGCACATGTCGACGGTATTGATTATGTGTTCGGGACCGGTGGGCTGCACGCATCGGTGGACAACAAAATCATCGAATCAACTGACACCATGCAGATCATCGATGTCGATGTGGCCAGCTTTTATCCGAACATGGGTATCAAAAACAAACTTTACCCAGCGCATCTCGGTGAAGCGTTTTGTGACGCATATCTCAGTTTGTACCACACCCGGAAAACATTCCCGAAAGGCTCACCAGAGAATGAAGCCTATAAGCTGGCATTAAATGGCGCCTATGGTGGATCAAATAATAAATATTCACCTTTCTTCGATACGTTCTACACCATGTCAATCACCATCAATGGTCAACTGATGCTCTGCATGTTGGCTGAACAGTTACTGAAGACGCCAGGACTCAAGATGATTCAGTGCAATACGGACGGTGTGACGTACTTATGCCCTCGTGAATACATTGACCACACCAGAGCAATATGTCGCTGGTGGGAGCAACTGACGCAGCTGGAACTGGAAGAGGCGCTGTACTCTCGCATGTTCATTCGTGACGTGAATTCATACATCGCTGAAAAAGAAGACGGAAAGCTGAAACGAATCGGAGCCTATGCTCATGTGACCGCTGAGGATGATCCAGGTACTCGTGAGCTACCCTATCACAAAGACTGGTCGGCACGCATCGTGCCACTGGCTGCAGAGGCTGCACTGGTCCGTGGTGAAGACATCAGGACATTCATTGAGAATCATGGTGATATTTTTGACTTCTTCCTGAGAACCAAAGTCCCACGCAGCTCGATACTTGAACACGGTGGTGAGCAGGTGCCGAACATTATCCGATACTATGTCAGCACCGATGGTGATTTTCTGGAGAAGGTCAGCCCACCAAAGGGACCAGAAGGTGAGTTCAAACGTGCGAACAAACTGACTGATGCTTATTTTGCTCAGATCATGAGCGAGATCGGTCCGGGCGTCTGGGATGAGCGAATTCATACAAAAAATAAAAGCATTTATGAAACACGCTACACTGGGATTCATACCGGCTGGACGGTGAGCATCTGTAATAGTTTACCTGAGATTATTGCTGATCCTGATTATATTGATCGTAATGGTTGCGACGGTGGTGACATCGCTGACTATGAAGCCTGGCGTAATGACATCAACTATGACTGGTATGTTCAGGAAGCTGAGAAACTTGTGACTTGTATGTTGTAATATTATGTTATACAATGTTTAACAAGTTGAACGGAGAATGACATGAAAGCACAAAAAGTAACAGTAAATATCACAATGGAATCACTCAATATTGATGTACTTGAGGGGGATGCTTGGTCAAGTTATTAATAATGTCTAACCACCGCTACAGATGCACCAGTATGAAGTGCAGAATGAGAGTGACACTTCCAAAATTAAAGGAAGATTATGTCAAAGAACCAGTCTGCAAAGCATGTGGTTATAAGCTCCATTCAGTCGAGAAAGAACGCAAAGCGTACACTCGGAAAATGAAGTGCAACTGTGACGGTCTGCATTTTGTTCACCAGCTCGGTTCAAAATGGTGTATTCATTACACTGGTGAATATGATGAGCAGGACATGCGTGAAAGGAATTTGATGTAATGTCCACACCACTGACAAAACAGAACCCGATCTGGTTGGCAGTACAGGATGAGAATGATCCTGATCTGAATCCAAACTATCGACGGTCAGTGCGATATTACAGAAAGTTATATCAAGCGTGGCCTGATTGGTGCGCTGATGATCCAGAATTTGCAGTGATTTATAAACGAGCTGAGATGCAGCGAAAAGCTGGTCGATCTGTTCATGTTGATCACATTGTACCGATTTGCTCTGATATCGTTTGCGGTCTGCATGTACCATGGAATCTGCAGATACTGACTGAATTAGCAAATTTACAGAAATCGAATTCATACTGGCCAGACATGCCAATGGAACAGACAGATTTATTCGGGATTGATGATTGTGAACAATACTGTTTATTTTAAATGCAAAGCACGCTGCATCGGTGATCAGAAACGCTGTGACCGGTGTGGTTTCATCTGGGATCTGAATGACCCTGAACCACCAGAGTGCTTGACTGACACGCAGATCAACCGTCAGCGTGGTCGACGGTATATAAAACAAATGAAACAACAACTGGAGTCAATATCATGACAGCTAAAAAACGTGAAACACAAGAACAGAAGATCCGTCGAGTTCTTAAAGAAGAGCTGGAATATGCAAATAAGACTGAAATATCTCATTGCAATTTCACTGGTGTTCAATTTGACGCTGCTGCTGTCAATGCAGTTCAGACAATAGCAACAGGCTTGATTGAAAATGCCAAAGGATTAGGAAAGCTTGCTGAAGTCCTCAAAGCATCGAACGTGAACATCGAAACAATGATGAAAATCGAGGGTAAATAATGGGACAACGTGAAGCAAAGATCGAGCAGCATCTGAACACCGAGATCAAGAAACTCGGAGGCATCACTCGCAAGTGGGTGTCACCAGGTCGCACTGGTGTACCAGATCGGATCGTCATCATCAAAGGTAAAATCTGCTTTGTTGAGATCAAAACAGAAGCCGGGAAGCTGTCGATGCGTCAGGAACGTGAGATCGAAGACATCAGGAAAGCCGGTGGTATTGTTTATGTGCTGTTCGGTCAGCAGGGTGTCGATGACTTCGTTCAGGATCTCAGAGGCGCACTGCTGGAGCGTAAGAAGTGAACGTATTGAGTTTATTCGACGGCATGAGTTGCGGTCGTATCGCTTTAGATCGCGCTGGTATTAAGGTCGATAATTACTACGCTAGTGAATTAGATAAGTACGCTATTAAAGTGACTCAAGCAAACTGGCCTGACACTGTTCAGCTGGGTGATGTCACCAAGTGGCGTGAGTGGGATATTGACTGGTCATCAATTGATTTATTAATCGGTGGTTCACCGTGTCAGGGTTTCAGCTTTGCAGGTAAACAGTTGGCTTTTGATGATCCACGATCTGTACTGTTCTTTGTTTACGTTGACGTTCTTAATCACATTCGTGCTGTCAATCCTGATGTAAAGTTTCTACTTGAAAATGTGAAAATGAAGCAGGATCATCTGGATGTTATTTCTGAGTATTTGAGTGTAGATCCTATCCGTATTAATTCAGACCTTGTCAGCGGTCAGATGAGAGATCGCTATTACTGGTCAGATTTCACCAATATTAAAAATCAACCTGAAAATAAAAACATATTGTTTCAGAGTGTATTAGATTCTGATCATGCTCGTATTGATAAAGCATACGCATTGACAGCTACTTATCATAAAAAAGGTGGTGAGCACACTAGGCAGCGTAATTTTCAAAAATCACAGCGACCTATCGCGTGGATCGATGACAATAATACAAGATGGTTGACACCCATTGAATGTGAACGTCTTCAAACAGTCCCTTATAATTATACTAACCACGTCAGCAACACTCAGCGATATAAAATGCTCGGTAACGGCTGGACTGTTGATGTTATTGTTCATATTCTTAAATCACTACAACATGAAGTATCATTCATATGACTGACCTCTTAACCCCACAACACCTGCACGACTACCAGCGTGAATGTGTCCTGCATCAGCTGTACCACGATGACTCGATGCTCTGGCTTCAGATGGGTCTCGGTAAGACACCGATCACACTCACCACCATGGTTGATCGGATGCGTGCAGGTCAGGTGCAGAAGACATTGATCTTTGGTCCACTGCGAGTCATACAGGCTGTCTGGGCGCGTGAAGCACGAAAGTGGTCCCATACGAAACATCTGAGGTTCAGCGTCGTGCATGGGACCAAAGAGAAGCGCCTGAGAGCATTATTCGCTGATGCTGACGTGTTCCTGATCAATTATGAGAACATGAACTGGTTAGCTGAGACCCTGGATCATTACTATCTGAGTCAGAATAAGCTGCTCCCGTTCCAGATGGTTGTCTATGATGAAGTCTCGAAACTCAAAAACAGCACGTCACTTCGAGTCGCTGGTGGGAAACGGGATCGAAAAGACAAGTTCAACCGGGTTCACGAGATCCGTGTCACTGGGTGGCGTAAGATCCTGAAGCACTTCCAATATCGAACTGGTCTCACCGGGACACCTGCATCCAATGGATACATAGATCTATTCGGCCAGTATTTAGCCGTTGACGGTGGTGAGCGTCTGGGTGAGTTCGTGACCCATTATCGCAATAATTACTTTCAGAGCGACTACATGGGCTGGTCCTATGTACCGACTGAGATCGGCAAGGAATGGATCGAGAAGAAGATCAGCGACATCACAAAGAAAATGGATGCGAAAGATTACCTGGACATGCCTGAAGCGAAAGTCGTGAACATGATGGTCGATCTGCCTGCAAAGGTGCGAAAAGCCTATGCAGAAGTTGAGAAAGACATGTTCACTCAGCTCGATAATGGTCAAGAGATTGAAGTCTTCAGTCGCTCCAGTGTCTCGAATAAATGTCTGCAGTTCTGCAATGGATCACCGTATCTGGGTGACTCGAAAGAATTTGAAGCTGTACATGATGCGAAACTCGATGCACTCGAAGAAGTGCTCGAAGAGGCTGCTGGTTCACCAGTGCTGTGCAGCTACACATACAAATCTGATGCAGCTCGGATCATGAAGAAATTCAAGAAATATAAGCCAGTGAACCTGACCGAGACAAAATCGAGCCAGACTGAGAAAGTCATCAATGACTGGAACAATGGGAAAATCAAACTGCTGATCGGTCACCCGGCTTCAATGGGCCACGGTGTCGACGGTCTGCAGGACTCAGGAAGCATTCTGGTCTGGTTCGGCATGAACTGGTCACTGGAATTATACGAGCAGATGTGTGGACGTCTGGATCGTCAAGGTCAGCGTCACGTTGTATCGATCATCAGGATTTTATGTCGTGATACCGTGGATCTGGCTGTGGCTGATGCAATTGAACGCAAAACCGATGACCAGGATGGATTGAAGTCAGCGCTGCAGCGATACCGTGACGGTGTGACCACCAATGAACTTGAAGTGAATTTCTATTGAGGTGTGACATGGGTGGTGAATTATTACTAACCTTATTTATTTTATGGGCTTGGCGTGATGATCTGAAACAGTGGATCATTGAAATACTGCGAGAAAGTAAAAAATAATGACCACGAAAGAATGTCCGAACTGTGGTAACACCCACCTGGTGCAGATTAGGACCCACGACAAGAAAGTCTGCACGGATTGTCATCTGGAGATCCCCTGGCATCTTGATGCAGGTCAAAAACCGTTATTTTATACAGAGAAAAAATCAAATGGATACCGATCAACCAGCACCAAGTAAAACTTATAAACTCAGAGCACCTGACATCAGTGAGTATGCGATCTATTTCACGATAGTGGGTGACAATGAGCCTGAAGCATTTTTCGTGAACAGCAAAGAGATGAACAGTTTTCAGTGGGTGACTGCACTGATGACGGCTTATTCGCGTCAGATGTCACGAGGCGCACCGATTGAAGAAATCATCGAAGACATGAAGGATACTTTTGATCCAAACGGAAAATATATCATCCCGGATGGATCAGGGCGTGAGGCTCACAGCGTCATTCACCACATGGGATTGATACTGGAGCAACACGTCAGTCAGTCGAAAGAGCCTTCAGATTCAGATTAACACGGTCGATCTCTTTACCTCTGAATGCATTTTCAACAGCAAGATCACGAAGCGTATTGTCTGCTGTGAGTTGATTCTTTTGAGCCGGTTCAAGTAGTGCTGGATCTGGTTTAATTATCTGAGGTGGTGGACAGCAGCCCGACATCACCGAGAGTGCGATCAAGGCAACCGGTAGGATCAACAGTTTGATAGATAGTTTTGACTCGATCACGATATTTCACCTCGATTTTGATTTTTTCTTTATAGACGATTTTCACTTTCTCACGCTGCTGAGTGATCAGATCCTGACGCGCCTGAGCTTCAATGCCTGCTTGCACGTCCATTCCAGCATCGTATGCTTTCCAGTGTGTGAAAGCTAAAAATCCGATAACACAAATAAATAAAATGATTCTATGCACTTGGTTTCTTTCCAATATTCTGCAATCGTGGCCAGATGATACCGATTAATAACTGGAATGCACCGATAGCCAGCCCACCAGCTGAAACACCACAGAATATCCAGAACCAGAGCGGCTGTGGCGGTATACCAGCAACATATCCGATATAACCACCACTGACACCGAAACTGAACGCAGCAAGCCACAAAATTGCTTTTCTGCGTGCTTTACCGGTGACAGGAAACAAACCAAAGTAAATATTTTTGAATGCCTGGGTGAGACTCATGACACCGATGGTGATGATGAGCAGAGCAGTCTGCTGCTGTGGTGTGAATAACTTATTCAATATCAATAGATACTCTTCCATCATGGACCACCATTCAATTTGCTAATCAAAACGAGTGACGTCAGAACCGTGGTGACTACAGAACCGAGAGCTGTCACGGTGATAATTGACCAGGTGATCTTGGTCCGTAATATTTTGAATTCTGTTGCACTCACGAAGTTCTTCTCCACATCATCCATAATGTCATCTTTCAATTTATCTCGACATTTCATCATGTTCTCTGGAATATGAGAAACAGCGTCGAGAATCTGTTTGTCAGCGTCATACAGTCGATCAAAATGATCAGAGTCTTCCTTTTTATGATCTTCAAAAGCTTTGAGCTGTAGGGCTTGTTTAGTACCCAATTCAGCGAGATCTTTTATGATCTGCATGTGTGCTTGAGTGTACACCGGTTTCTCACTTGCCCGTCTTTCATGCTCTACTTCACCCACGACTTACCCCTTCAGTCGATTATTTGAACATGAGGCATATCTCTGAAGTTTTTCCACAGACCACCCCATTCTAATTCATACCCTAATTCAGAAGCAGCCTGCAAAAATGCAGCTGCCACCATTGCCAAATGATACAGATCCCAGCTCGCCTTGCCATCAACATAAGCATAGAAATCAAGAGCTTTTCCATACCCATCTTCAGCTGGCTGATGATTGCTTTTATTTTTGTAACCATCTGCTTTAGATTTACCACGTTTAAAAAGCTCACTCTGTCGTTGAGCGGTGCGAACACCACCGTCAGCAGGGATGCCGAAATCAAAAACTGTGATCTCGATTGCCCGGTCACTGATCTCGATCAGACGGTGATCCACACCTTCACGTCGTTGTTTTGATCTTTCACTTAGTGCAAACATCGGTTTCATCTTCAGATTGTTCAACTATTTCATCACACCAATTACATGATTTTCCTTTTTCAATCATGATGCAACCCTCCACTGGACAGTCGTGTTCGATCAAATCATCTTCTGTATTAATCGTCATCTTCCACCTTCCAGTAAACAGAATATGAACCAGTAGTTTGATCAGCACCTGACCCTTTCAACCAGAATCTGATCTTGATGTTCGTACCATCAACACTGATCACATCGACAGCAGTTGTGGTGATATCACCACGGATGTGTGCTTCAGCATATACCGGTGTCTTACCGAGGTTGTGAGGGATTAAATACTCACCATTTGCATCTGGTGAAATACTAACAGCGACACCACGTTCTTCAGATGATGCAGCAGTGTCACGCATCCTGTTATCAGCGTGTATGGTTGTTTTCTGGAAGTTTGAGAAGCGCTTCACATTAGCCGATACAGTGGTGTTTGCTGGATCGAATACCAGACCTGCACCAGACGCTGAGTACATCTCTTCAAAGTCACAACTGATGATGCTACCACCGTCAGCGGTATTCCAGTCAAAGACAGCTGTACTGGTTGAGCCTTTGCCGAATGTTGTACCCATGAACGACACACGACCGTTGTCAATGACACAGAATCGATCATGTGCTTCCAGGAATTTACCACCGGTCACTAATGTTCGATTAAGTCGCTCACCACCACCGATATCAGCACCCTGAGTGCTGTTCTTGAAGTTGATGTCATTACCCTGTGCTTCTGGGTTTATTAATTCAGGGTATGCAGTAAACGCACCGATATCAAAACCGATAGAAGTACCCGATGCACCAATGGCGCCACTATCAGCTCGACAGTTGATATAGTTCGGTGATTGCACGACATTACCAGAGGCGCCAAGCGTTCTGAATCCAACTTCATAACCAAAACAGTAACAAGCAAAATGCAAGTATGAGTCAGCATTGTTCTGCTGAAGATAGGCAACACCACTGCGATAGTTCACTGAAATTGATAGACCAAGTTCAGCTGTCAGATATGGCCAGCCATGACAATCTTTCACCCTGGATACATCAGAACCACCACCGAGGGTGATACCGTTAGTGCAATCAAAGTGAACAGATTCGACGCGGTGACGATTACCACTGTCAACAATCGCATAATCAAAACCTAAGATCAGCAGATCATGAGTTCGTGTTCCTGTTCCTGTGATCGTGATGGCTGTACCGGTGAAAGCAGCGACCAGTGCATTCGCTGCACCATCAGTCGCTGGGATGGTGTAACCATTCAACTGTGTTTCTAATATCGCGCACTGTCCGACAATGGAACCGTGATCCATTGTAATGGTGCCAGATACAAACAATAAACCACCGAACCATTCATCATAGCCATAGACAGAACCTTCATCCTGGTTGAGCAGTCTCGATGTACCCAATAAGCTGACATTTACTGGGATATTCAGGGAAGTCACTACATATTTTCGAGCAGGATTGAGCCTGACTACACCACCAAGTGGTGTAGCAAACAGATCGAGTGCAGCCTGGATTGCAGTCGTGTCATCGGTTACTTTGTCACCTTTCGCACCAAACCATTCAGGATAGATGTCACCGATATAGATTCGTTTCCAGCGTCCCGTGGTGACTGCAGTCACTTTGACAATGGTGCCGTCATTAGCAGTCTCTATGCTTGTTGAATCCCAGTAAAATAGATCACCACCACCGTCATTATCAGAATAATATCCTTTCAGGCTGATCTGCTGACCTTCATACAGACCTTCATACAATTTCAATGCTGCGATGTTATCAATGTCATACACTACAGAACTGGCTATCTCAGCGAGAGCACCTTCGACAGTGGTCGCTGTATAAAGATCAGCAGCATCGAGAATACCAATGAATGAAGCACCTGATGATGACGCTAGTGCATTGACAAAGCTCTCAGAAAGCGATGAATAGACGAATTTCCCGTTCTTATCACGAGACGTGAGTGAATAATCCCCCGCGACATAAACCTTCGCAGGTGTTCCGTTTCTTGCAGGATAACCACCATTAGTCCTCACCGGTTGTGCTGCTGGAATAGTACCTGCAGCGTCCCAGTAAATGTCTATAGGATCAGTTTCAGGGTTTTTATTCGCTTCACCGAAATAAAGATATCCATTGTCTAATGGGCTCCCTTTAAGATCAGAAAAAATCGGATAAGGTGCTTCTGTCGGGAACATTATTCAGTCTCCTGTTGCTGCATCTGCATTGACTGCATGACCCATAGTTCAGGGTTATCAATGACGATATTAGCAGCTTTCTGCCATCGTTTGAATGCTGGGCTATTTGTGAACCGTTTCACAGTTTTCGGACTCACTGTTGTTTTTGTTGCTGATTCTTTCGCAAGCTGGTTGAATTCATCACTTTTGAATAAGTTACCAGCGGCTTTGATCGGATCTTTTTTCGCAGTGGTGATGACATGCATCAGACCACTGGCCAAACCTGCACCAATGGGTCCAGCACTAACAGCAGCAGCTCCCGTGGTTGCTGCACGCCCTGTTGTTGACTCCAGAACTTTACTCATCAGTCCCTCAGCACGCATCGCTTCAACCAGCGCCTGGTTAGCTTTACCCGTGGTCAGTACATTCGCTCTGGCATCGGTGACACGTTTTGACACCGTGTAGAGATTATTCAACAGCTGATGAGCTGTATCCTTGCCGATGTCTTTTCCCAGAATCTCGACAACTTTATTGTAAATCGGTGCATTCTGACGCAGACCGCGATATGTTTTCGCAAATTCAGCGAATCCGAATCCACCTGTGGTCAGACCACCTGCAGCGCGAGTTGTTGACATCAAAGCTGTTGCGATGGCTTCTTTTTTCAGATCTTCCGGGATGACCTTGAGTAATTTGTTCAGAGGCGCGATATCACCTTTCGCTCCAGCCTGGACAGAACGTCGCAATAACCCTGCGATACTACCGTCAGACTCCTGACCAAAAGCGTTGATGATACGTTTTTCCAGTGCTTTCTTTTTAGCTGTGATCTGATTTGCCAGACGCAAATTATCACGCAACTCAGATCCAGCAAGTTGTTCCACGTTATAAAGCTGATCCTCTTTCAGAGCACCGTATAGACGTTTTAATGAGCCAGCATCCATGTTCCCATACGGTGAGTCTTTCTGTTCCAGAGCCTTACCGATGAGTGATTTCTCACGCAACATGCGACCATATGTGATATTACCTTCATCCATCATCTTCATCAGTGCTTTTTCTTGCGTGGTGAGACCCTTCTCACCGACTTCACTGATGATGGTGTCCATAGTTGACCGTAAGTTCGCCAGATCGACGTTCTCAGTCTTTGGCACCACAGCATCAACTTTGTTGTAAATTTCACGCGCCTGCTTACCCAGCTCTGATTGAGTCTTACCGAGACCGGACAGTACATCATGTGACACAGTGGCCATGTCCGGGCTGGCATCGAGCGTGCGAATCGTCTCATCAGCTTGATCAGACCATTTAATGATATTCTCGCGCCATGCAGCAGAGGCTTCAGAACCGGCAACAGATCGAGTCAGACCAGCGGCTTCACGGATCATCTGACTATCACTCAGGACATCAGCCGGTAAATCAATACCGAGATTATCAGCAGCCAGTTTCGCTTCAGGGTTCACACGAGCAGCAGTGGCCAGTTCATCCTGTGCTTTCGCTGCACCCATACCGCCCTTCGCAGCCTTATTGATCAAAGCACCAACATCCTGTGGAGTTTCAGCCACCGGTGGCATTGCAGGTCTCTCAGGGGTGATCGGTGGCTCAACTATCGGACGTTCTACAGCAGCGCCCATGGTTGGCTCAACACGAGGTTGAGGCGCTTCAGGAACTTCACCTGGTGCGCGTGTTCGACGTACCACAGCACCAGCGATCGGTGCAGCCGCTCTTGTTGCTTGGCTAATAGCAGCCATCTCAGCAGTGAGTGGCATGACCGGGATTGTCTCTTCTAATACCTCACCGACAGCGCGAGTGTACTCAGCACCGGCTTCAGTGCGTGGTTGATAGGTCAATTGCTGCATCATGTCCAGAGCAGCTTTCTCAACCATGTCAGCACCTTCAGCAGTGCCGTACTTACCTGAGCGAATCGCATCAGCCAGACCTTTAAACGTACCGTAAACCATCCCAGCAGTACCACCAGTCACACCAGTGACCATTGAAAGTCCAGCCTCACCGACACCAGTGATCACTTCACCGACGTCACGATCAGGTTCTGGTGTCACAGGTTGCTCACCAGCGAATTCGACGCCACCTTCTGGTCCAAAGTATGGAACATCAGGATAACGAGGCTCTGCAGCAGCAGGTGCGACTGCTGGAGCGGTTGGTGGAGTGATTTCAGTGGCACCTGCTCCGCGTAGTCGTGTGATCTCAGCAGCGAGTTGAGTTGCAGCTTGCACATCACCAGCGCGATCAGCATTGACCAGAGCAGTCTCAAGTTGTTGGATTGTTGCCATTATTTACCACCATATTTCTGCAATAACGCATCGATACCAGTTGCAGCGGGCGCTGGAGTCTCAACAGCAGGGACCGGCTGTGGCGTGATAGCTGGTGCCACTGGTGTCTCTTCTGCTGGAGTAGGTTGTCTCGCTTGTTGTTGAAGCTCAATCCACCCTGCTAAATTGTTACCAGGTGTTGACAGATATTTTGCAGCATCTTCAAGCTTACCAGCGACAACTTCCTGAGCGGCTTTTTTACGATTTAACCAGTCTTTCAGTTCTGGAGGGCTGAGTCGAGTCGGCATCGCAGTATCAAGTGCGAATTTCAATTCACTTTCTGATAACGCACCGAAAGTCACATCTGCAATGATATCGAGACCCATTCGAGCGCGCGCATTAATCAGCTCATTCGTGGCTGCTGTGATATTAGGAAAAAACTTCTGGAGGTAACCAGTTGATGCACCCTGATCAAGAGCAGCAAGTGCATCGTCAATGTTTTGCATACTGCGACGTGCAACCTGCAACTGAGTATATGCTTTCTCACCCATTTTAATTGATGATTTCGCAGCTTCTTCAGCGCCTTTGATGGTGGGTTTAAGTCCGAGTTGTGCTTCAAGTTTTTTAGTCTCTTTTTCACCAGCTTTCGCACCAGCTAACTTCACACCAGTGACACCTGCTTTCTCAATCGCTTGTTGAGCAAGATCACCAGTCAACTCTTCACCGGTGACCGCGAATACTTTGATGCCTGTGTCTGTTGATTGCACCAGAGTACCGTCATCAAGGATCTTTGAAGCTCTGACACGCGGTGCGCCTGCAAGTTTAGTGAAATCCTTACCCATGATTGATGATAACTGTAAACCGACAGCAGTCTTCGCCATGTTCGGATCAGTGTCCACCATGCCGATCATTGCTTCAGCGGCTTTCGCTTCTTCTTCTCTGCCAGAATTACGAGCAGCAATGGCTCTCTCTGTCAGTATATTCTTAGCAACTTCAGGTTTGTTTGACTGTAGTGCTGAAAATACATTAATTGAGTGTTTCTTTGTTGATTGCTGCTGTTCACTGTTCAAAATATCCCAGCCTGATTTGAAGTGCTGTGACATTTGAGGATATTTGATCATCATACTTTTGTAATCATCAGCAGTCGCTCCACCTGGTTTGATAGACATCTCAGTGAGATCAGTCTGCATTCGAGTGGCTTGATCTCTTTGACGCCCGAGTTCTGCCATCTGCTCACGTCTCAATGCGACATTCTGTCCAGCTGTGAAGCCAGCGATTGCTTTTTCAAAAGGGCTTTTCACACCTCTTGTATAATCAATAGGTAAAGGCATATTCAAATTCCTTCGTTAAAATCGCGGTGGTGCTGTAGGAACACCCTTGTTCACGCCATACATGAATGCAGCAGTACCTGCGACATCACCCCATGGTGCGGCTGCACCAATGACTCCACCAGCCTGCGCTGCTGCAGCTTGCTGTTGTAAAGCAGTGATCTGAGCACCTGCTGTCTCACTCGCTGAAACACCTCGCGCTGCAGATGCCTGACCGGTTTGAGTTATCCCACCGAGGCGTCCATATTGCTGTTCGATCATTTGACTGAGCATCTGTGGTCTGAACTGAGCCAGAGCTGCTTGAATATTTCCACCACGCAGACCACCGGTCGCTGATGCTTGCTGCAGTAATGCTGTTTCACCTTGTTCCGTTAATGCCTGGAATGTCGGTGATTCTTGAATTCGTGTGATAGCAGCCTGCTCTGCTTCTGGACCTGCGAGACCGAGTAAAGCTTCCTGTTCTGCCAGAGCAGTGGTCCCAGCGGTGACAAACGGTGCAAGCAGTGCTTGTGTTTCTTCAAATCGAGCTTGTACGCCAGCCTCACTGACTTCTGCAGCACCTGCTTGAATATCTGCAGCCTCACCTGCTGCTTCTGATTGCATGTAACCACTGACAAGAGTGGCGCCAGCGACTGCTGTTAATCCCCAAGTCATTTTAACATCTCCTTAACTTGATCCCGCATCAGCTGGAGATCTTCTGGTTCAATGTGTTCTGCTTCGATTATTTCCAGATCTTCAGTGTCGGATGCATTTACATGGATAGTGACGAACTGAGTATCCTCAATCGCTTGAACAACTCTTTTGACACCCGGTTGAGAGACAGAAATGTGACCAGCTTCAACAATATCACGACCAAACTCACTGATGACCAGCGCTTTACCTTTTAAAACCAGTAGAAAATGAGCATGTTTGTGGATCTTACCGACCATCAACATGTTAGCTGGAACAGTTAGCTCACGGCAATACATACCCGGTGCGAAATAATGATTCGGCTCTGGTTGCTCACATTCAAACGGGAGCATGGATTCCTGAAGCTGGACAATACGATCACGAGACGGAAGAGAATCGTCTTGAGTTTCTGATATTTCTTGATTGTTGATCTGAGCAGCTTCCACATTCATCTCCTTCGCAAAGGGTTTCTGTGAGCTGCTGGGGACTCTAATAACTCAGCATTTATAGTTTTACAGTAAATTTTATAAAAATCAAGTAATCTCACGACCTGCTGCACTAATTGTCAATGCTGAGGCGGTTCCAGCTAATGTCGAGATGAAACCACCATTCTCAATGACTTGACCGACTAATTCAGGACAATTGTATGTTTCACCTGGTGCGATTGTTCGAGCATCAAGCACCAGGTTATCATCTGCTGGGCTGTCCCCAGATGCCACCAGGTTAGTGCTGAACACTACATTATTCGCTGTCACATTTGTCACTGTGAATTTATCAATGACGCATCGCACATTGTCAGCGGTGTACTGGGAAGCCTGAGCGGCTTCGACGTATTTACGTGGTATAATATTCAGTAATGTAACAGCCATGATGATCTCCTATTGCTGTATCTGTTCAACGGTCAACACGCAAGCTGGTGCAGCCGGTGCAAATGCTGTCGATGGTATTGCATCCAGTGTCACGTTAGTATCATCAGCAGCCCATATTAACTCAAAATAATCACCGGCTTCAAATGAAAAGAACACAGCTCTGGCTGGTGTTGATAATGCAGTATTGCTTTCCAGTGATACCTTTAACGCTGAATTTGCGACATCAGCGCCATTAATTCTGAACCATAACCAGACGTTTTTTGCACTGGCTGATCCAGATGATAACTGAAACGATACACCGACGCTGTAAAGCCCTGCGTTATTAATGTTGATCCTGGATGTCACAGTTCCGTCAATCTCAACACCATTCGATACCTCAGTCCCGTCAAATGTGATCGGATACGCAGTGTTAATCGCAGCAGGTGATGCATCGACTGATTTATAAAATCCACCGAAATAATACTGCTGCTCAATAGTTGGACGAATGAAAATGACACCATCAGTCGCATCGACATCGAGCAGCACAGCTACCGGGATACTATTCTCAGGTGCTGTCGGTTTTACTTTTGTCATTGCTCCTGCTGTCGTCGGTGAAGCATATAACACATCACCGACAACCCATGTCTCACTGACTGGCGTCCCTGTGGTATCTATCCCATGGACATGACCCCATGTGATACACATTGCATGATCGCCACCGGTAGCGATGTCAGCAGTCATAACTCCTAGTAGATATATGCTATCTGAGGCACCGTCAGCGAGATATTTTGCTACTGAGATGTGTTCATCAGTACCAACACCAGCGAAACCGACGACAGTCCCTGCTGTGATTGTTGAACTGGTGTAATTCTCAACATGTACATAAGTATTAAGTCCTATCTCTTGATGGACATCTTTGTCATGTAGAATTTCAAGTGTATCGTGTAAAGAATTGTAAGCAAGTGAACCTCTTTTCTGATGCGTCTTCTGATTCAGATTAAATTCAATTGAGTCCAGTGGGACAGTATTCGGGTGAGTGTATCCAGGACGCGATGCAAGAAGACTCAAGTACTCATTGATTGAGTAAAGCAAATCCAGTGCTTGGGTAGCTTTTTGATCAGCAGTTCCTGATGATAATTCTATTGAGGTGATGTCAGTCGGTATCTGCTCAGCAGCCACACTGAACAAACGCTCAAAAGCACGAATCAACTCTTGATCATTATCAAGGATTCGCGCGAGTTGTTTCCGTGTCGGTGGCTTAGGATCAGACATTCAATGGCTCGATTCGTGCGTCAAGTCGTGCAATAGATAAATGAGCATCACTGGTGCCACGAAAACGCTGGATCCTCCAGTTTCTCATGCTGCCTTGCTGCAACCAGACCAGACGCTTATTGCGTTCACCCTGTTTCCCAGCCTTGATGCTTTTCTCCTGACCCCAGGTCTCACCGTCGAGTGAATACTGGGTCCAGATAGTCGGATCTTCACCGAGTTCTGCACGACCTGACAGACAGATCAACTCAAGCTCATGGAACAGAGCACCCAGACTCTCGTTATAGATGATCGTGGTCCCGAAATCCCACCCGATAACATCACCGTAATGAGATGATACAGAGCTGGTCAGCTGACCATGATTTGAGCTGGTTGGATCACCGACAAGCCATTTGTCATAACACCAGACAAGATTCTGAGCACGATACTGGCCTTTTTCCGTGATGCTAGTGGTCAATGTGAACCAGACAGGCTCACCGACCACCTGAGAGGCTGCAGCGTCATATACGAGCGTCTGATCAGGTAATCTGACCCAGAGGTGCTGATGACCTTTGTCAGCACGCGCTTCAAGTACAACCTGAGAAAGTTCAACCTCTGTGTATTCCTGTAATATTTGATCAATCTCTCGAGTTGATATCGGTGTTGCACTGCCATTAATACCGAGATAAACAGCGGGTGATTCTTTGCGACCACTACCAAGGAAAGCAATAGCCTCAACAAACACACAAGCTGCATGAGTACCGATGGCGCCTTTTTGAATCTGAGCACCTGGGATGCGTTCAAACGGGAACAAACTTCCACCGATATTATCAAATGATTCAATGGTGTATCGATTCACTGCATAGGCTTCATTGCGTAATTTCAACAGCCCGTAAACAGGATCGGGGTCAACTTCAGAAGATCCATATTTCAACGGGTTCACAGCAAACGGATTGTTGAGTTCAGTGACAACCAGAAACTCACCATCAGTGGTCATGAAATATCCATCAATCCAGATGTGATCGAGAACAGTACCGAGATCAGCATCAGTGTTTTGTTGCAGAGTAGTACCATCCCATAGATACAAATTACCGGATGACGTGATCGCTAGATGATCAAACGAATAGTCCAGCGTCACTTGACCAGATCCACCAACATCACCGAGGATTGTATGAGATCCATCAGGATTGACGATGACAAGCTTTGTCCCCATCACACGATAGCAGACACTATTCCAATTGATAGCACCACGATCAACACCTGGACCCACACCAAAAGGTTCAATGCCATCAGCAGGTCGAAGATATCCCTGTGAGATACCTTGTTCTTTTGGAACGGGAATCAGATTGCGCGGGTAAGATGTACGAAAGTCTGAATCCTCATCGGTGTATATACCATTGAGAACTGGAATCTGCATCTTATTTCACTCGATACCATGTGCTAGTAGCTGCATCATATCGTAATGTAAAGAAGTCATTCGCAGCCAGTCCTGAAGGCTCACCAGTGACAGCTGTCGCACCGTTACCATCGACAGTTAGCGTGGTGACTGCTTGAGTACAGTTGATCATGACTTCCTGGCCATCGACAGCATTCGCCACAGCCGGGAGCACAATCGTACCTGCAGCATATCCAGCAGCTGGTGTCAGGATCAACCAGATATCGTCTGATCCGTCAGTAATATCAACACTGAACCCAGTCGCTGATGGTGCTGAGTATTGAGTCGTGAATCCTGCATCCGGGAATGTCAGATTCGCGTTCAGATACGTCAATAAGTCATCAGCCGGCAAACCACGATAATCACCGTCAGCTGTTTTCCAGAGAACGATCAGATCACCAGCTGCAAGTTCATCTGTTCTGCTTAGTTGAGTAGGCATTAGTTGAATCCTATTTCGTTGTCTGGAGCACCGATGATACCGTCATCGGTTTCTCTTATGAATGAATTATCATTGTCACGCCATGACTTGTGACCCGCACCTGCAGGTAATGAAGTCGGTAGCTTCATCTCAGGGGTTTTCATATTCGATGACAGTAATGTTCGATAGGCATCACGAGCGAACTGTTTGCTCTCTGGTGATATGACTTTACCGAAACGTGGTGCAATCCGAATGGATAAACCCAGATAGATAGCTTCATTTGCTGCATCTGGTACACCAGTCTCTTCATCGAGATCACTGTTCTCAGGTGATGATGGTAACGGATAGCCGATCTTGATGTCCTTAGCGTTCCAGGTTGCCATCATTGTGTCAAGAGTACGCAGAGCACCCTGCAACTGATCAGACGTCAGATCATATACATACGATGCAAGACCGATCTCTTCAAATGCCTGCTCGACAAATTGCCGCTTAGTCCATCCCATCACATCACCTCAGAGTTTTATCAGAGTTTACTCTGATTCAGCGAGTTTTTCTTCAATTCGTTTCAGAATCACTGTCGTTGTTGTATTCGTTTTGAACTCAACACCCAGCTCTTGAGCTTTCTGGAGCACTTCTTCACGAGTCGGTGGAGTTGTCTCATCGACATCTTCATCACTGGATGAATTCACATTGTTGTCTGAATTATCAAGTGCTTCTGGAGTTGTCTCAAACCAGCCATCTTCCAGTGCTTCTTCAAGTTCTTCAACACTGTCAACAATCAATGTGTCAAATTTGTCACCGTGGATCTCATGGATGCCAGGGTGTTTATACAGCATCTGCTGCTCGAATGTATTTTCTTTTTCTTCAGTCATTTTCTTCGTTTCCTTTTGGCTTTAACTTTACGGGCGACATCCATTGCGATTGCAGTCGCTTGCTTCCGAGATTTACCCCGGTTTATCTCTCGACGTATATTCTCAGAGATAGACTTTTGACTGTAACCTTGAATCAATGGCATAGGTAGTCTCTCAGGTTAGAAAAAAAAGGGGACCGAGATCCCCTTTTTCATTTCAGCTCAGATTATGTCTGGCTGAACATCATGACACCTGACATCTCAGGTTGCTTGTTCACTACACCGAACAATGTGTCACAGCGATACTTGGTGATCATTGTATTGATGTCATAGAACTTCTGCATGACAATCTCAATACCCTGGTCAGTAGTACCACGCATCACAGCAACACCAGCGTCAGAAGGAACTGCATAGCGACCCGGTAAGATCTCCAGTGCATCCTTCTGCCAGAATGGGTTGACGTAGTTCGCAACAGTGTTCAGGAAGGTAATAGCTGCACCATTTGCAGGTGTTGCAGTTACATTCTGATACTGAGCTTCTGCGTCAGTTGAACCACCATTCGAGATGATTGGAGGGCTGATTGTTACAACACCAGCACCACCACCACCAGAGACAATTCCAGTGATACGGAATGTCTTCAGCTGACCAGTGTCTTCTTTAGTGATGTGATGAACAGAGTTCACACCAGCGATGGTGAATGCATCACCGATGGCAACTGTACCCGATACAACACCGATGGTCAGAGACTGAGTACGGTTGTCGACGTTTGCAGTCTCACCAGTAGCCGCTGTACTTGTTGCAGCAGGTGTATGGTACTGATTCGCACCATTAACTGTCACAGTTGTACCAGCAGCAGCAGCCTGACGTATTGCATAGTCCATCTTGAACGATTCAAAACCTGCAACTGTACCGACATATGACTTCTCATATGCGTTCAGTGGCTTAGTGTTCATCGTTTCACGAGCAGCCAGGTTTGACGCCATGCCGTTGTAATCACGAGATGACAGAGCAGCGTAACGATCAAACATGTTCACACCAAGCTCATTGAATGCTGCATCACATTCAGCCATGTCATCATAACCAGCGGCTGCAGCGCTTCGTTTCACGAACACAGTACCCTGCTGAGCAGCGACAGTATTCAATGCGACGTTGACATCAGATGCCAGTTTCTGCTTCGCAGAGTCACCCAGGCGACCTTCCTGCAGTGCATCACGCAACTGAGAAGCTGTCAGCGTCCATGGTACAGACTTACTGTAACCAAGTGTTGCTGGAACAGATAACTGTGTGTTATCAGAGAAGTTTGACGTCTGGTCCGTACCGTCGAATGATTGTGCGATGTAAGGTTGCGGACGCCAGATCGTATCATTCGCTCGTTCCATCGTGATGTCATCGGTATTGAAGACAGCGACGTTCTTTGACAGCACCAGGGCGTCATTGAAACCTTCGAGAATATCCTCAAACGCGACGCGCTCCTCTTTCGAGAATGCATTCGCACCCAGAATGAAGCCTGTTCGATGCATGAACAAGAACAGGTTGTCATGTGCAATGTGACCCACATATGAGATCGCGGCTTTCACATACACAGTCATGATAGATAAAACCGTCATAATTGTTTTCATTTTTCTAATGCTCCAAATAAAATATTTTTAATTGGCTGCACGTTTCTGCTTTTTATATTCGCGAACTTTTGTATAGTCCCCGGATTTCTCAGCGTCTGCACGCAACCGCTCAAGGGTTGAGTCCACTGAACCAGCCAGACTGCCAGTACCACTGACTTTGCCTTCTGGTTGTGGTGCTTTCTTGCGACCTGAAACTTTCAATTGCGTCTCCAGTTTAGCTACAGCGAAAGCAAACTTTACAGGATCTTTAATGGATCCGAGTTCCTTTGCGCGTTGTGGGTTCTTACCGATTGCGTACATCACCAGTGCTGAATTATCTGCACCCTGCAGGATCATACCCTGTTGAGTGCTGGACAGATTATCCAGGACAACACCTTCAGCATCATCAAAGTCTTTGACCTTCAGTTCAGTTTTCGCTGTACCGTAGTCATCGAGCTTCTTCTGCCACGCTTGCTGCTGCTGTTGCTCATCAGCTTTTGTGGCTTCTGCTGCTTCATCGTGTTCGCGTTTTTTATCGTACCAGTCAGCAAGCTGACTCTCGTACTCAGCAGAATCATAGTCACAACCTTCAAGAGTTGGTTTATCACCCAGTTCTGCAGGCTTCTCAGCCGCGCCAGATAACGATTCCAGTTTCTCTTTCAGTTCGCGATTTTCTTTCTGCGTTTCGCGTTGTTTCTTACGCAACTCACGCACCCACTCCGGTGCTTTGGTCTCTTCTTCATCATCTTGAGGTGGCGATTCCCCTTCGATGGAAACAACGATCTCATCATCATCTGACTCTTCGTCTTTGATTTCAGCTTCTTCATTGTCGCTGTCTTCTGGGTTTAGATTTTTATCTGCACCTTCAAGACCCTGATCAATTTCAAGTTCTTCGTCTTTGACTATTTCAGCATTGATAATTGTTTCATCATTTACATCATTTTCTGCCTCTGTTCCCATTGTTCGATCCTTATCTACTCACCCATGAAGCGGCTGGGTGGATGCCGTTAATAAATATATTACACCAAATATCACAAAAGTGACAAGAAATCACTATTTACCTGATTATTCCACCGGTTCAATCACAGGAGATATATCAGCAATGTCCTCAGTCACTTGTTCAGTCAACTCAGCTGCCTGGATGATACGGTCCTGATTTTCAGTACGTGTCTCTGACAGTTTCTTCACAGTATCAGCCTGAGTATTTTCAGCATTCGCCTTCGACTCAGCAGCCTTCATTGTCTTCAGAACAGTATCAGCGACATTGTTTTCAGCTTTGGCTTCTTCATTCTTAGCAGCTGACTGCAGATACTGCGTATTAGCATCAGGAGGTGTATTCTGCAACTCTTCCATCAGATCCGCTGCTTCCTGTTTCGTTGGTTGAACGACACCCAGTTTGATCAGCTTCTTACGGAAATAATCACGGACGTCATCAATACCTTCACCTTCCATGTTCATCATGATCATGGCACCGATGACCTGCTGAGTCTCAGGATCAGCAGAGACCTGCAACATGCCGATCAGTGACCTGACAGTCGCTGCACGCTTGCTGCTTGACGATGGTCCGACGTCAACAGTGACATCATATTTCGCTTTGCTGAGGTCATTCTCATATTCGGTCTCACCTTCTTCAGTCAGAATCGGCTTACCCAGTTCCACTGAGCTGAGTTCACCCTGGGAGCCGATAGTCTTCATCTTGCGACCGGGTTCAACCAGGATATCTTTAGCCATCGAGAGCCAGATCTCACCAGATCGCTTCACAGCTTTCGCCATGTTCGACATGTAGATGAACGTCTGCATGTCCAGACGATTCTGGATCAGCTCGACTGCTTTACCTGACATATTCGGCTGCATCTGCTCACCGGCTTGCTGGTTACCCAGTACGTCCTGCATGTCTTGCTCAGTGATCTGCAGCAGTGCTGCCATCGCTGGAGGGATTGCGGGTGGCTTGGTGTAACCGATAGGACCTGTCGCGACTTCATTGCCATCTTTATCAGTGATCGGGTTGACCAGAAGATACGGAA